TACTGTTGAAAAGCAGGCGCGTAAGGTTTTTAAGTGGGGAATACATGAGATGGATGAACATATCATAACAGTTGATGAAAGTCGTCAGAAGTGTGAGTACCAATGGTGTAAGTATTATAATACACATATTGGTTCTCCTTTTGATGGAAAGGAAACGCCTATGGATTGCTTTATGCAATATGAGGCTCGACTGTTGGGATTGTCTGCCGATACGACTCAGTTGTTTTGTCGATTCGGGGGATTTGATGTTGATCCGTGCGCATTTCAAAAGACAAATTGGAAATTCGCAATTGAAGATTTGTATGAAATGCTATCTGATGCTGACAGGAAAATAGGTATGAAGACAGCCTCGTTGATATCTGAAGAAACAAGATTCAAGTGTATGGCTAGATATTTTCCTGAAATGGACGATCCGATTTGGATGCCACAGCCTCAAAAGTGGGAATGTCCAGGCCGTGAATGGGACAAAGGGGCTTATGCATGTGTTTATGACGTGCACGGACAACCATTCATGTTAGAACATTGGGGTTTTGGATTAGATTCTTGTTTGAAAACTATTCATGATACAACTTTGTTTTATGACTACAATTATGTAATTAGAGATGATTCTGCTGCAAGGCGATACATAATTGATGAGGAGCTGGGTTATACTGAGCGTGGTGAGCCAGCTTTTTCTCCTTGTCCTGAGGGGAAAAATCCAGGCGGGCCAATGTCTGGGGTATATAGAAACAAATTTGATAGTTTGATTCTAGATGAGTGGCGTTATAAGGAACACATTCATAAAAAATTGGCGGCGCGTGAGGCGTTGTATTGTGGAAACTTTTTAAGTTTTCCCTCTACACGTTGGACTTATGCGTTTATTGTTTTGCTTATGTTTCTTAATGCAACACCGGTGGGAGCTGTTGACCTTGGCTTAGGTCAAACTGCTACCCGTACTAATTTTGATGTTAGGGATCTGACGGGATTTTTAGTGACTATTGTACATATGAATGGTCAAGCTTTAGGTCTTGTAACAGGAAATTTTTTCGATATTTTTATAAATATTCGAACTTTGACAAATCATGATTATAATGTTGTTTATGTAAAACAATTGATGATTCTTATTCTGTTGACTTATGGTTTTCATGGTGAATCTGCAATAATGATGCTAGGTTACACAGTCTGTTTTGGCTTGTTGAGCTTTTCAATAATGTTTACAATGCAGAAGTTGTGTCCTGCGGTTTGGAATGTGTATCAAAATATATTTCTACCAATGACATATTCAGCAATGATGTGGAGTTGTTGGTCAGGGTTATTGAATGCCGTGTATATGGCTGGACCGTATGGAATTTTATTGTTATTTATGTTTCAAATGTTGCCTGGAGCTCGAGCCTCAGAAATGGATGCTCAGATAGCTGCTAGTATTGCTTTTAAAACTTATGTTGAAGCAATATCATGGGCTTGTGTTGTTGGTATGTTGGCTTACTTTATTTATTGTGTGACAAGACATATGAATAGAGCGGCTGATGCTATTCCGACACTTTATCTTGATCTTAAGAAAGAAGTTGGAACATTTAAACGACAATATTTGTCTTTGCAGATTCTCTCTATAGGTGTACCGTTTTTTTGTGGAGTCATCTCTGGTGGTTTTGCTTTGTATAAAACTTTTGCTACTGGTTATTTAGTTCCTCAGTCCCGTATGGGTCTTGTTAAAGGGTCATTCTTTTTGCAAGGTTTGTTGAGTCTGTGTATAGTTTTGTGTGCACCATTTTTGGGAGCAAAGACTGTATTAGGTTATTTCAAACCAATTTTAGAGGTAGTCAAAGCTGCCCCCCAAGCAATTTGGGCGTGGACAGCATTGGGTGATCTCTGGGAAGGAAAAGATCCAGAAGATTTTGCTGGATCTATTAAAGAAATGACAGAGGATTTAGAGGGAAAAGATGTGCAGGACACTTTGAAGGTTGTGGAAAAAGCAACTACAAAGATGCAAGCAAAGTTTGATAGACTGCAAAAGAGGTCTAATGTTGAAGGTTCTACAACGACAACAACCACCACCACTATTACTACGGAAGGGAACTCCTCTGGTAGTAGTGAAAAGGATGAAATGGATGATTCACATTTTGAAACTGAGGATTCATTGAAGCCATATGAAAAATTAACTCCAATTGCAAAGTTGGCTGACTTTCATATAGCTGGTAGTCAGATAAAGAATATTGACCCAAAAGCCTTGACGAAAAAGCATTTTCGTGTAGAGTGGGCTGATATGTCTCTTGATAAACAGTTTTTTAAAATAACACTAGTGGATGGAAAGAAAATGAGTACAACCACTCTTGCAAAGGAGATGCTAGTGAATATCAAGTTAGAATTGATAAAAGAATTGTTTAAGAGAAATCCTGATATTTTGGTTGTGTGTGGAGGGGTCATTTATGGTGACCTTGGTTTATTCTTACATTTCCATGTTGTACAAGGACAAAATGGACCACGTTTTGTTCGTATCCCGGATGGTTTAGATGCAAACACACTAGACAATCAAGGCATCATCTTTGATGCCTTCGTCCGAGACGTTTGTGCTACACCTGGTCATGTGTGGAATCAGCTAGGTTTTGAACCTGCATACGCTAACGTAAAGAAAAATGTTAAGTTAGTGGCTGAAAAATCCATGGAATTGGGAAGTGAAGGCTTAGATATAATGGTTTCACCGGTTTACTATGTGAAACGTATTGTTCAATCACCCGTTCCTATCATGGTTAGGTTTGTGGCAACTTGGTGGGCTAAAGTAGTGGATTGTTGGAATCCAGAGCTTACACCTGGGGATTATTATGGTTATTATGAACACAAATTTGGTCAATTTTATGTTGACTACCATCTCAATAAGGTTATTCCTGCAATTGTTATTGCGGGGGGAGCCTATGCCGCGTATAATTGCGTTGGTGACGATGAGGTGGAAACTAGTGAAGAGGAAAAACCAAAGGAAGAAAAACCAAGTGAAGAAGTTTGTGAACAACAATCTATTTATTCATGGTATAAAAATTTGATGAAGAAGAAAGAATCTGATGTGCCATCAGTGGTTCTTGAAGAAGAAGTAGTTCCGCAAGGAGTTATTAATTGGTTCAAGGATATGATGAAGAAACCGGAGGTGATGAAAAAAGAAGACGAGGAAGTGGTTCCTCAGAGTATTCGCTCATGGTTTAATCGTGTTATTCTCAAGAAGGATGATGAAGTGGAAATGGATCCATTTGGTTATCCTATTGGAACTCAGTATGTTTATGAGAAAGATGCTGATGGCAAACTTTTATCTATCAAGCCTGTTCATGAAATGACTAGTGAAGAAAAGGCCGCATTAGAGCCTCAGGGACATTTTGGAAATGCAAAAACAAAAACATCCGGAGGATGGACATACAAAGATCAAGGCCCAACGCGTCCCTGGCATCCTGGTTACACTCAAGCTGGAAAGAAGCAATATGCAAAATATGCTGGAAAGAAATTTAAGAAAGTAACTTCTTCTGAAGAGGCAGATTCAACTGATGCTGACAACGATGATGCATATTATCAAATGTTGGCAGACAATTATGAGGAGCGCTTTAGGGATCTTATTGATGAAGCAGCTGACGCATGGGCTAGTTCGAAAGCTTGGGATGAATGGAAAGAAAAATGGCAGGAAAAAGATCAAGAAGCTTTTGATATCTTTTGGGATGAGTTGGAATCAAACCCAAATTTGAATGCTCATTTGCAGGATGAATATGAAGACAAACACGCTCGTTATAGCACTTATGATCCAGAATATGCAAAGACAGGAAGGAAGAATGTTTTTCTTGGAAAGCAATCTAAAGGGAAAGGTAAGGAGAAGGCGAAGCCAAAGATGAAGTTAGCACGTCGAAAGGCTAAAAAGCAAGCAAACTTTACAAAGTTGATGAAGGATATGCGAACAGAATTTAAAGCAATTGATGATTCTAAGAAGCGTCCTAAGTCATACTCGATTGAAGCTGCTGCTCAATTTGTGCGTGATACAACTCATTTGTTAGAAGCTCAACTTCCTCCTCAATCTATAAAGATTAGTAAGTTAGCAAGTGGAGTTTTTAAGTTCATGGTGGATGGCGAGTATGCTTGCACAGCTACTCTTGCAAATGGACGGCTATTTGTTGTTTTACATGCTCTGAAAGGTGTGTCATCAAAATATCAAATCGTTAATCATGCTGGAACCGTAGATCTCGACTTTAGCACTTTAGTCGTGCATACTCCGGAAATTGGCTCTTTTGCTTGTGTGAATGTTGCGTCTCCATTTAAGGGACCGCATATACTTAAAACGTTAGAGCAATCAGCTATTGTAATGATTTATGGTTATGGAGCTGGCTCAAGTGAGCCAGAAGCTATTTTAGCTTTTGGTTCTCCAAAAGGTTGGGCTAATGCGAAAACAGAAGTTGGAACCTGCACTTCACCAGTCTTAGACGTTGATGGTCGAATTGTTGGTTTTTGGACTCATGGAAATGGTAAATTCGGTTGTTTTGATCCAATAACGCCGGAATTTATAGCTTCTGTGAAAGCTACGCATAGTAAACCTTTGTCCTCGACTGATTTTCAGTCGGGCCCCCTCTCCCAAGAACATTGTTAGAGGCTCCCTTTTGGGAGCGTTACCCGGATTGGTGTAAAACTAAACCGGGGGGGGGGGCCGTTTTTAAAGAAACGGCAGGGATCTCGTCAGAACATGAAGAATTTTTGGCAGATCAATATTTTAATCCTGTTGCTGGCATAGCTTGGAATCCTAGATACGTAAATAAGCGTGAGTGGGATCCAATAGTGCGCTGTTTTGTTGATCAAATAGATGTTGAAATACCTGAAGAATGGGGAATTCCACATCCAAATCAAACAGCTGCATACAAGTCATTGTCAAAATATGGGAAAAGTGTTCCAGCAATGGATCACGAACAAGCGTTTGCGATGGAATTAGCCTGGAGTTGGACTTTCAGGCACTTCTATCCTTACATGGGAAATTCAGACATTATTTCACAAGAAGAAGCGATAAATCATCTAGATATGACCACTAGTAGTGGAGCTCCATTTAATCAACATTTTCACAAAAAACGTGATTTGTTTGATGCTCATCCTGAGCTTTCTCATTGGCTGGAAGAAGATTGGAATAAGATGGATCTTGACTGGACATGTATTTTTACTAATGCATTAAAGGAAGAGTTAAGACCTATTGAAAAAATCAAAGCCAATAAGATAAGAACATTTCTTAGTGCCGGGGTCGATGCAGTAGTGCATGGAACTCGACTTTTTGTTGATATGAATGAAAAGATGTATGCAAGTCATTTGCAAACTGCGTCAACTGTTGGAATGTCTGTTTATGGTGGAAATTGGAATCGTTTACTTAAAAAATTGTCGAAACATCCAAATGGTTATGCATTAGATGAAACAGAATATGATAGTAGTCTAAGGGCTTACCTTATGTGGTATTGTGCGTTGCTAAGATTTAAGATGTTGAAAAAGGAGTTGCAAACTCCAGCAAACAGAATCAAGATACAAGTATATTATAGAAACCTGGTTAATAGTATAATTATAACTCCAGAAGGAGTTTTTGTGATGAAAACAGGTGGAAATCCATCAGGATCTGTTAATACAGTTACTGATAATACTTTGATTTTGTATGCCTTGCTTGCATATGCGTGGATACGAAGGTGTCCAGAAAAGTATAGCAATTATTCACATTTTGAAAATGAGACAGCAAAAGCACTAACGGGCGATGACAACACATGGACGGTTTCTGATGAGTGTCATGATTTCTATAATGCCAAATCAGTGATAGCTGAGTGGGCCCCATTGGGAATTATAACGACTACTGATAGTATGGAAGCTCGCAAAGCTACTGAACTTGATTACTTGTCAGCACACACTATAAATGTAAACGGAATGAATTTACCATATTATGATCGAAGGAAACTTCTTTCTTCTTTATTGTATAGTCCTAAAAGTGAATGGGAGCCAGCTGTGACATTGCAGCGCGCAACCGGACTATTATCTATTGGTTGGGCAGATCAGATTTTTAGAAAGTTCTGCCGAGATTTAATTGAATGGATGATCAAGGAATTTGATGAAGTTTGTTGTGATGACATGAAGTGGATCATGGCAAAGACGTCTATTTTTGATGATGATTTCTATAGTGCCTTGTTTATGGGTACTAGTGGAATTTTTTTAAATCCTCAAAGTTTGTCAGGAAACGTAAGAAAGATCAAGAAGCCTGATAAAAAGAAATTGGATAAAATGCCGAGAAATAGAAAGAAAGATAATGTGCCTAAGAAACTCACTGAAGCCCAACGTGCTAAGAAACGTGAAAGACGAAGAAAAGCACGGCAACGACGGAGAGCGAGGAAAGCCGGGGGAGGACCAGCCGTAACTGGAACTGGTGCCTACAGATTGAAAGGAAAATTTAGTCCAGCTGATTGGTTATCACTTGAAGGAGAGATTTCTGATGGAGTTGTTGGAACCGGAGCATACAAACACCGCACGCGTAGAGGAATACGGCGTGGAGGGCGTGGAACTATGCCCATGGGAACAGGAGCTCCAAAAGTGGCAAACAGCCCTACAGGAGAAATTACTTATATTGAGAAAGAAGAATATCTTGGAGATTTGTTGGCTGGAGAAGCGGGAGTTAATTCTACTGCTTTTACAGTTGAACGTTTTCAGATTAATCCAGGAAATCATGAGTTGTATGCTTGGCTTAGTCAGGCATCTACGAATTGGACCACTTATAAAATGAAAGGAATGATAGTAACATTGAAACCTTTGGTGGCAGATTTTTCTTCTGAAATAACAATAGGATCTATGTTTGCAGCTACGAATTTTAATCCATTGATTGGAACTCCAGAGAATAAGAGGGAACTAGAAAACATGCAATATGCTGTGTCCAATAAGCCATCAAAGACTTTGGTGCATCCGATAGAATGTTCTGAGCGGTTTAATGGGGAAATGACTTTGTTGATCACTACCTATAACAACTATTTTGGAACTGATGCTAGAAACTTTGATATGGGAGCATTGTTCATTGGATCTGAGGGTTTGCCTAATTCTGCAGCAGGAATTCCGTTAGCAGAAATTTGGATTTCTTATACTGTTGAGTTAATGAAACCTCAGTTGACTGGAGCTCCAGCCTACACTCCAGCTTTTGGAATGTATACTGGACCATGTACTAATGCGGCACCATTTTGTTTGACTACTGCATCAGGGGCATATCAAGTTCCGGTGGGACAGGGAAACTCGGCTGATTTCAGTCTTATTTCATCGTTTGGTCCTGCTTCAGCAGCCATTGACACTATTCAGTTTCCATCTTATGAAGCAACTTGGATGGTTATGTTAGCTTGGTTTACTGCAGGAACTGGTACAAATGCAGTCAATGCATATACATTTGCGGGACCTATTACTGAAGTAGCTGGAACATTTAATGGTGGTTATCCAACTTTGGATATGGGACGGTGGTTCACTGATACTCGTGATGCGATGATTGTTACGTTTGTTACAGTAAGCTCATCTAACGGAGTAAATGATCCACAACCACCATGGATGATTATTTCTGATCTCGCTTTGCAAACGGGGCCAAATAATTGTACTATTTATGTTGCAAATGTTCCGTTTGTGGCTAAGGATGATGGAGCGGGTTGGGTTCCAAGTCGAAGGGCGTTGGAGCGTCCCCCACCTGTTTTGAAAGTACATAGGAAGCGTGAAAGTTCACTGGATAGGGAAACCGGAAAGGGAAAGGATACAAGAACTGATGAAGAGCTTGCAGAAGAAGTTCGTCAGCGAATGGCCAATCATCCGGTTAAGACTACAACCACAACTTCCATCTCTATCGATAAAGGTAGAGCTGTGCGAGCCCGGCGGTAAGGATGATTTTAAGCTGTAGAATCATGCCTGTTAAATTTATAACAGCCGTTCTTTTGTATTTTTGTGAGGGTGTCATTCAGAAAAACCGTTAAGCTTTAACGATAAAAGCAGAACAACCAAGCGTGAGCTTGTGTGGTGCAAATCCACTGACTTTAGGGTTCAAAGAGAAACCATTTTGCAGTTGTGTTTTTGAGGACAAAGACAGATCCGTTCGCTATCCTGGTTTGGTGTAAAAACCAGGATCATACCTAAAGAATATGGGAATTTATGAACTTTTATGAAAAGTACTCTACGTTTGCTCAAACGATAAGAAAAATGAGAAGTGACTTGGATGGTTGCGGGCTGTGAGAGCAGATCTGGTTTGTAAAGGAGGCGGATCTGTCCGTCTTACATCCTTTGGAAGGTATAAGCTTAATTGTCACCTGTTTGAAAATGTTATAAAGTTACAAGAGTTTGGCATCTTGTCGTCCTTAGGGACACATAATTTTGTCAGTTTACAGGCATTAACCAAAGGTTGAATCAGAGTCTAGCTCCATTTATTTCG